TTGAAAAGAATGAGTTTAAGTTTCCTGACGAACAGGATAATAAGCAGGAAGCTAAGGGCAAAGACGATATTGAGTTTGAAATTGAGGTGGTCGATGACACGCCTGAACAAGATCAGAATCGTAAACCCTTAGATGAACCTGTTAATGAAGCAACAGACGACGAGTTATCTAAATACGATGAAGGCGTACAAAAACGTATTAAGAAACTGTCGCATGGTTACCACGATGAACGTCGGGCTAAAGAAGCTGCTTTACGGGAACGCGAAGAGGCATTGAAGTTTGCTCAACAAATCGTTGAGGAAAACAAAAAGCTAAAAGCGAATCTTGGTAAAAATACTGAGTTACTTGTCGATAATGCCAAACATTCGGCAGAACTTGAGCTTGAACAAGCCCGTAAGAAGTATAAAGAAGCTTACGATGCGGGTGATGCAGATCAGCTTGTTGCTGCTCAAGAAGACCTTACGTCGGCTAAATTGAAAGTAGAGCGCTTTAGTAATATGCGCCCTGCCCCTTTACAAGAAGCTGAAACTCCTGTAAATATTCCGAAATTCGCTCCAGAGCCTCAAGTAGATCCAAAAGCACTTGCGTGGCAACGCCAAAATCAGTGGTTTGGAAGAGATGAGGAAATGACCAGCTTTGCTCTGGGGTTGCACGAAAAATTGGTCAAAAACGGTGTTGATCCGACTTCGGATGAGTATTACGAGCGGCTCAACGGTAGATTGAAACAGGTATTCCCCGAAAACTTTTCTGACGGTGTAGAAAAGCAAGAGGAAAAACCGAAACGGACGAGCAGTAATGTTGTAGCGCCAGCATCTAGAAGCGTTGCCCCAAAGAAAATCACGCTGACTCAGACGCAGGTTGCACTAGCTAAGAAGTTGAAGATACCTCTTGATCTTTATGCCCGAAAAGTGGCGGAAGGAATGACACAAAATGGCTGACCCCAAAACAGTTGAAAACCGCGTAAACCGCGAACTAGATACCCGCGCTAAAGTTGAGCGTCCTCGCGCATGGGCACCCCCCACGCTGCTGCCTGACCCTGCACCGGAAGATGGGTATAAGTTTCGCTGGATTCGTGTCAGTACATTAGGTCAAAACGACCCACGCAATGTGTCATCCAAATTGCGCGAAGGTTGGGAACCTGTACGTGCAGCAGATCATCCTGAGATTGCGATGTTCCTCGATAACGACAACGAGCGTTATAAGGACAACATTGTTGTTGGTGGATTGATGCTGTGCAAAACGCCGACAGAGTTTGTCGAACAGAGGAACGCTTATTACCAAGCGCAAACCGATGCTCAGATGCGTTCTGTTGACAATTCATTCATGCGCGAGAACGATCCTCGTATGCCTCTGTTTTCAGAGCGCAAGACTACGGTTTCGTTTGGACGTGGTAATCAACAATCGTAGGAGTAATTCCAAATGGCTTACCCGACTATTGACAGACCATATGGTCTGAAGCCGGTCAATTTGATCGGTGGTCAGGTGTTTGCCGGAGCGACTCGTCAATTTGTCATTGCAAATACAACTGGGACCGGATACGCGACCAATATTTTCTATGGCGATATTGTCAAGATCGATACGGATGGCACCATTATCAAGGACACAGGTACTAGCACGGCAACGCCCGTCGGTGTGTTTCTTGGATGTCAGTACGTTAGTGCAGCAACGAAGCAACCCGTCTGGTCACAGTATTATCCTGCCAGCTTGTCGGTTGTAAGTGGCTCGACGATTTATGCTTATGTTGCTGATGATCCCGACCAGCTTTTCAAAGCTGTTCTGGTTGCTGGCACAACGGCAAACAATACGTCGTCCGGTTTGTCTGTGGCTTTCTTGGGCCGCACGATGATCGGTAGCAACGCAGAGCTTGTCCAAAATACCACTTATGATGGTACAAACGGTAACGCGCAAACTGGCGATTCCACCATTGGCATTTATAGTGCTGCTGGCGGTACGACCACTGCTACATTGCCTATTCGTATTATCGATGTGGTTCCTGATACTGCTAACTCCAGCGGCAATTTCTGCGAGTTCATCGTTAAGTTCAACGCACCGAACGTAACGGGACAAACAGTTGCTGGCGGGCATCAGTATCTCAACCCAACTGGCGTGTAAGGAAGGGGAATATAAATGGCTATTTCACGCGCACAACTGTTGAAAGAGCTGCTCCCCGGACTGAACGCATTGTTTGGTCTTGAGTATGCTCGTTATGGTGAAGAACACAAAGAGATTTACGAAACTGAATCTTCTGAGCGTTCTTTTGAAGAGGAAACCAAGTTGTCTGGCTTTAGTGCTGCCCCGGTTAAAAACGAAGGCTCCGCTATTAGTTATGACAACGCGCAAGAAGCTTGGACTGCACGGTATACGCACGAAACCATTGCTCTTGGGTTCTCGATCACTGAAGAAGCGATTGAGGATAACTTGTACGACAGCTTGTCTGCTCGTTACACCAAGGCACTTGCTCGTGCAATGGCTTATACCAAGCAAGTTAAAGCTGCGGCAATCCTGAATAACGGTTGGTCATCGAGCTATACCTACGGTGACGGCAAGCCATTGTTCTCGACTTCGCATCCTCTTGTGTCTGGTGGAGTCAACAGCAATACGCCTTCTACTCAGGCTGATTTGAACGAAACTTCGTTGGAAAACGCAGTTATTCAGATCGCTGCGTGGACGGACGAACGTGGTTTGCTCATTGCAGCTAAGCCCCGTAAGTTGATTGTTCCTCCCAACCTGATGTTTGTTGCTACTCGTTTGCTGGAGACTGAACTCCGTACGGCTACGAACAACAACGACATCAACGCCATTAAGAACAACGGCTCAATCCCCGAAGGCTATACGGTCAATCACTTCTTGACTGATACCAACGGCTGGTTCTTGACCACCGATGTTCCTAACGGCCTGAAGCACTTTGTTCGTACACCGCTCCAGAATTCAATGGACGGCGACTTTGATACGGGCAACGTCCGGTACAAAGCCCGTGAGCGTTATAGCTTTGGCGTATCTGATCCTCTGGGCATCTTCGGATCTCAGGGCGCTTCCTAAAAAGAAGCACGGGAAAGGGGGGTTGCAAAACCCCCTTTTTTATTTATACTGCTGGTATCTGGGAACCCCACCCATATTGACTGACCCAGCAGACTTTGTAGAGACAATATGGGGATGCGCTACAACGCGAGGATATTATGGCAATTACTACCTTTGACGGCCCCATTCGTTCGCTGGGCGGTGTTTATCAGCAAGGCCCAAGCACTGTTGTTTCGATTACTTCCAGCACGACCTTAGACCCTGTGTCTCATGGTGGCAGAATTCTTACTGTTGGTGGAACGCTTGCAGCTAACCTTACGCTGACCCTACCAACAATTAACACTAGCTCCAACGCTACTTCTTCTGGCCCCGGTAACGACCCAAATACGCTTAATAATCTTGGCGTTGTTTACACTATCTGGGTTCCAACCACTATCGCTACTTCTTCGTTGAAGATTGGTACGGACGGTACAGATAGGTACGTCGGTTATGTTTTGTCGATTGATAGCGACACGACGGATGCAACCCGTGGTTTTGGTGCTGGCGCTAACGACGACTTTATTAACTTTAACGGTAGCACCACCGGCGGCGTTGCTGGTACATGGGTGCAGATCGTTGCTGTTGCTGCGCTAAAGTATATGGTGACGGGTGTTGCTGTGGGTTCTGGAACTGTAGCTACACCGTTTGCAACGTCCTAATAGGAGCGCATCACCATGATGCAAACCGATGTCAAAGCGGGTTATGTATCCGCAACGGCGACTGTATTTAGCGGTAGGACTCGCTTAAAAGGGGTACTTGTTACCCCCGGTTCTACTGCTGGAACGGTGGTTATCAGGGATGGTGGTGGCTCAGGCACTACTATCTTTTCCACGACGACGTTGGCTAGCGGAACGCCTTTTTCCCTGTTAATTCCGGGAGAAGGTGTTTTGTGCGTTACCGATCTTCATGTAACCGTTTCAGGTACAGCTACCACGGCTGTTGTCTATTATGGCTAAGTCACCTGCATGGCAACGCAAAGAGGGTAAAAACCCAAAGGGCGGTTTAAATGCTAAGGGTCGAGCTTCGTACAACGCAGCTAATCCGGGGAAACCCGGACTCAAACCTCCGCAGCCAGAAGGCGGCTCACGTAGAGATTCATTTTGTGCCCGGATGAAAGGCATGAAGAAGAAACTCACCAGCGCCAAAACTGCTAACGATCCAAATAGCCGTATTAATAAATCCCTAAGAGCATGGAAGTGCTGACATGACTCAGGACAAACATGAATTAGTGAAGAATGTTGCAGACATTGTGTCTGTGTTCGCTACGATTGGATCGTTTCTCCAAGTGATTACGCCCTTGTTTGGATTGATTGGTGCTGTCTGGACGCTTATGCGTATTGCCGAGATGGTTACAGGCAAGCCATTTGATCAAATTATTCGTCGCAAAAAGGATTCTGATGATGAAAAAAATGATTAAATTCGGTGCGCGTAAGCGTTACAACGGGGAAGATGAAAGTTTGGTTTCCGATGCTCCTGTAGCTAAACGTATGCCTATTGGTCCAGGAGTAACTAAAGAACAAACTGATGAAGCTTTTGACAATATGCGGCGACGAGCTAAAGAACTCTCAGAAGGAGTCGCTGCTAAAGCTGAAGGGGAACGTAGCGCAAGCGAAGATCGTGAAAAAATTATGGGTGGCACTCGCCCATCTAGTTTTCGTGAAGCTTTTGCTGAAGCTCGCAAAGCAGGTAAAGACAGATTTACTTTTAACGGTAAGTCTTACACGACGGAAATGGCAGGATCTAAACCTGCTGCATCTAAGCCTGCCGAATCTAAACCAGCAGCAAAAACTGAATCTGCTTCTATAGAAGTTAAAGCTTCTAGATTACCCTCGCCTAACAAACCTAGAGAAGCTTCTGGCGTTTTAAGTTCGCTCAAAGAAGGTATTACTCGTGGTGGGTATGAGTTTGGGCAAGAGAAAGAAAGCTCAAAACGTAGTACCTCTGAAAAGAAACCTAGATCTACTGAACGTCCAGAAGGATTTTTAAGTTCTTTTTCAAAAGCAGTGACTAGCGGTGGGCGGGAATTTACTGGTGGTGGACACGAGTTTGGCAAAAAGCACGGCGGTAAAGTGCATAAGTATGCTAAGGGTGGTTCCGTAGGTTCTGCTTCCAAACGTGCTGATGGTATTGCCCAGCGTGGTAAGACTCGTGGGAAGATGGTGTAATGCCAGCAGTTAGCGCAAAGCAAGAGAAGTTTATGCAAGCGGTGGCCCACAACCCTAAGTTTGCAAAGAAAGTTGGTGTCCCTCAATCAGTTGGAAAGGAATTTACGATGAAAAAGATGAGTATGGGCGGTGTAGCCGCAAGCAAAATGGGCGCAGTTCGCACCGCAGCTCCCAGCCGTGATGGTGTTGCATCTAAAGGCAAGACCAAAGGTACGCAAATTAAGATGGCGGGTAATAGCGCCGACCTTAAAAAAGGCGGTAAGGTCAAGAAGATGGCTTACGGCGGCAAGGCTTGCTGAGATGATGCCCTCTCGCGGGATGGGGTGCATTGCACCCTCCAAAATGCCTTCCGCTAAGCGCAAAGCGAGGCGGGATGATACTGATTTTGATCAGTATGCTGAAGGCGGCAAAGTAAACGAAGCGGGGAATTACACTAAACCTGGGTTACGAAAACGAATCGTAGCGCAAGTAAAATCCGCAGCAACTCATGGCACAGGCGCTGGAAAATGGTCCGCGAGAAAAGCACAACTTGTAGCCAAGAAGTACAAAGAAGCTGGTGGAGGTTATCGTGACTAAAAGAGTTAAGAAGTTTAGTTCGGGTGGATCTACCTTAGGTTCTTCTGTTTCGGGAAGTTTTCCTGTTGGTAAGGCTTATAGTAGCGGACCGCTTGGTATGTCGTCTTTTGATTCTTTTCGTAATAGTCCGCAAGGTAGAAAATGGGCTGCTGAAGTCGAAGGCGTAAAAAGCGAGCGTGAACCTCGTGAGCAGGTTATGACTTCAAAAGGTTCTGTTGATAGTGATGACGGCACTGAGTCTCGTGACGAACAAACTCCTTTACGTAAATCAGGGTTTGAAAAAACAGCAAAGGAAAAATACGCTAGAGGTGGGTCTGTCGGTTCCGCTTCTAAACGTGCTGATGGTATAGCTCAACGCGGTAAAACTCGTGGAAAGATGGTGTAGTGAAAGCGCCGCAACAATCGCTGAAAAACTGGGGGGACCAGAAATGGCGGACAAAAAGTGGTAAACCGTCTAGCAAAACTGGCGAACGATACCTCCCGGAGGCGGCAATTAAGTCTCTTACACCTTCAGAATATGCTGCAACAACAAAGGCAAAGCGAGCTGGAAAAAGCGCAGGAAAACAGTTTGTTAAGCAACCGGCAAAAATTGCCGCTAAGACTGCGAGATTTAGATGACAACGAGCGGCTCAACCGACTTTAATCTTGAGTTTGTAGACATAGCCGAGGAAGCCTTCGAGAGGGCTGGTCGGGAGATGCGCTCTGGCTACGACCTGCGTACTGCACGTCGTTCGATGAACCTGCTAACCATTGAGTGGGCAAATCGTGGCATCAATATGTGGACGATTGAGCAGGGCACGAAGAATTTGGTACAGGGCACTGCGACGTACGATTTACCGAACGACACCATTGACTTGCTTGAACACGTTATAAGGACGGGTGCAGGTAATGCCTCAACGCAAGCTGACCTTACACTTACAAGGATTAGTGTCTCCACCTACGCCACAATCCCAAACAAGTTGGCTCAAGCAAGACCGATACAGATTTACATCAGCCGCAACTCTGGGGCCACCTACCCCGCAACAAGTGCTTATGAACCGGGACAAACCGCTTACCCCCAATTCACAGTTTGGCCTGTCCCTGACCAAGGCACTGAAGCCTCGCCGTACTATCAAGTAATTTACTGGCGTATGCGCCGCATACAAAATGCTGGTGACGGTATTCAGACCCCCGATATGCCGTTCAGGTTTCTTCCCTGTATTACAGCAGGATTGGCGTATTACATAGCGCAAAAGATTCCTGAAGGGCAAGATCGCCTGATGCAATTAAAAGCTGCGTACGAAGAGCAGTGGAATTTTGCTGCGGGTGAAGATCGTGAAAAAGCTGCGGTCCGGTTTGTACCTCGTAGGATGTATCTAGGTAACACCGGGAGCTTCTAATGCCCAATCAGTTTGCAGCGGGTAAATATGCTATCGCGCAATGCGATAGGTGTAATTTTAGGTATAAGTTAAAGCAGCTTAAATCACTCGTTATTAAGACTAAGAACGTCAATATTCTTGTTTGCCCTGAGTGCTGGGAACCAGATCAGCCACAGTTACAGCTTGGTATGTATCCGGTGTATGATCCACAGGCTATTCGTAATCCTCGTGTTGATTCTAACTCTTATTATCAGTCAGGACTTGAGAATGGGGTTCCAATGGGCGGTAGTAGAGTTATACAATGGAATTGGGAACCTGTAGGCGGATCAAGAGGTTTTGATGCTGCGTTGACCCCGAACGATTTAGTGGGTATTGGGGCTGTTAATTCTGTAACTGTTTCGTAGGAGTCCGTCATGGATAAGAAAGATTTAGCGCAAGACAAAAAAATGATTGCTGGTGCAGTGCATAAGCACGAGAAAGCAAAACATAAAGGCCAACCTCTGACCAAGCTTAAAAAAGGTGGCCCGACCGGAATGGACATGCGTAAAGTAGGGCGTAATTTAGCTCGCGCAGCAAATCAAAGGGGTCGATAATGGCTAAATATAGCCACAAACTTGGCGGTAAAGAAGTGGGACAAGCCTCTACTTATGCGGAGCCTCATACCATGACAGGCAAAAAAGTAAAAGCAGAGCCAAACCCTGGGTCTGGTCCAGACCATAGTAACCTTGATACGGTCAATATGTCGCTTGGCAATATTACTAAGCGCGTTAACAATGAAGTTAAAACTTCAGGTATCAAGATGCGCGGTGCTGGGGCAGCAACTAAAGGTACGATGTGCCGGGGGCCGATGGCGTGAATTACACGGAGTTAAAAAAGGCTATCCGAGGGTACGTCGAAAACGACTTCCCGACGATTACGTTTACAGACAGCGCAACCACATGGTTGTCTGACGATCAGCTTGCCACGTTTGTAAAGCAAGCTGAACAGCGTATTTTTAACTCTGTTCAATTCCCATCTTTACGTAAAAACGTCACAGGTTCTTGTTCTGTTAATAACAGGTATCTGCAATGCCCGTCTGATTTTCTTGCCCCTTATAGCATGGCAGTAATTGATAGTGATGGGCGATATTTTTATCTTTTGAATAAAGACGTTAACTTTATTCGTGAAGCCTACCCCATACCCACAGGTTCAGGAAACACGGGGCGTCCGAGACACTACGCTATTTTTGGCCCTGATTACAGCTTACCGTTAGAGCTGACATTTATTCTTGGGCCGACTCCTGATTCTGCTTATTCTGTAGAGCTTCACTATTACTATTACCCAGAGTCCATATCTGTAGCTGCTTCTGGTCAGTCATGGCTTGGCGATAATTTTGATTCTGTGTTGTTATACGGTGCATTACGCGAGGCGTATTTCTTTATTAAAGCCGAGCAAGACATGATGGCTGCGGTGCAATCAAAATACGATGAAGCTTTGGCCTTAGCTAAACGCCTTGGTGATGGCATGGATCGTCAGGATGCTTATCGTTCTGGACAAATACGTTATCCGGTGAAGTGATATGGCGATCATTCAAACCATGTGCACAAGCTTTAAGGCAGAAGTGGCCCAAGCAGTGCACAACTTCACAACAGGTACGGGCAATGTTTTTTATATCGCGCTCTATACCTCTAACGCTACCCTCGGTGCGGATACCACGGTCTATACGTCAACAGGCGAAGCGAGTGGAACCAATTACACCGCCGGTGGCATTGCACTTACCAACATCACACCAACGACAAGCGGAACAACCGGATATTGGTCATTTCAGCCAGCTACTTTCTCAAATGTCACGCTGTCATGTTCCGGTGCGCTAATTTATAATTACACTAATGGTAATAAAGCTGTCTGTGTTTTAAATTTTGGTCAGACTATAACCAAGACAGCTTCTGATTTAGTTATTACTTTTCCTGTAGCGTCTGCGACCGACGCAGTCCTCCGCATTTATTAGGAGTTTGTTATGCAACATAACGCAACAAAAATTGGCGACCGTGTAGACGCAGGCGTGGAAAAAAACACCCAAGCCCTAAACGGCACTCGTGTAGGTGGCGTGTTTACCGCTACATGCTACGACAAGGATGGCAACTTGAAATGGGAAGCATCCTTTCATAATCTGGTTGTAAACGTCGGGCTAAAAGACATGAACGAGAAGTACCTTACAGGGTCTTCTTATACAGCCGCTTGGTATCTTGGGCTTGTTAATAGCGGCGGAACCTATGCTGCGGCAGATACGATGTCTTCCCATGCAGGATGGACTGAGAACACAGGGTACAGCCAATCGACTCGCCCTGCTGCAACTTTTGGTACTTCGACAACCGCAGACCCCTCGGTTATTGCTACGTCTTCTGCCTCGACATTTAGTATCAATGCGACATCTACGATTGGTGGTGCGTTCCTAACGAGCAGTAGTACGAAAAGCGGTACTACAGGTACTTTGTTTTCAGTAGGTAACTTTACTGGCGGCAACCGTTCGGTGGTTAGTGGGGATACGCTAAACGTGTCTTACCAGCTTTCTAACGACGCTGCTTAACGGAGGAATTATGGCAACTGCGTTTAAAAAAGGCGATATTGTTAAAGCTCAAGCTGTGGTCCCTCAAGGTCCGGTAGAAGCACTTCGTATGCTTGAAGATGGCACGGTTCAATATTTAATCTCTTGGACTGACGCTGA